GCCAATCAATAGTAGTAGAAACTATTTGACAAATTGTAGAGAAATTGCATTGACGGCTGTCAAAAAGGGCTCTTGCACGTTTAATAGCAAATATGATAATGGAATATATGAATATCCAATTCAAGGTGGAAAAGATAGGTTTCACCCTACACAAAAAAATCTAAAGTTGTTCGAGGAATTAATCGAGAAACACAGCAATGAAAATGACACAGTGCTAGATTGCTTTTTGGGCTCTGGTACAACGGCTGTCGCTGCACTAAACACAAAAAGAAATTTTATTGGTTGCGAAATCGATGATGGTTATTATAATAAAATGGTAGAAAGGATAGAGGACTACAAAGATGAACAGAACAAAAAGTAAAATTCCATTCGTAGGTCTTCACGCGCATAGCGTTGTTGGCTCTCCGTTTGATGGATTTGGATATCCGCAAGATCATATGGATTTTGCGTACGAGAATGGCTGCAGCGCCCTTGCGCTCACCGATCACGGCAATATGAATGGTACGTCCTACCAAGTGCTTCACGCTAAGAAGATGAAGGCCGAGGGCAAAGAGTTTAAGCCAATTTTTGGCGTTGAGGCTTACTTTGTGCCAAGTATCGCTAAGTGGAAAGAGGCCTATGAGGAAGCCAAAACAGACAAGAAATCCGCAAAGAATCTTGAAAAAGATGACGGACGGATGGTCACGGAAGATGAGGGCGCCTCAAAGCAAAAGAACAATATCATTAAAGAGCGCCGCCACCTTGTGTTGTTGGCACAAAACCAGACAGGTCTAAATAATATTTTTAAGATTGTGTCGGAAACACATCAGGGTGATCACTACTATCGTTATCCTCGTGTTGATTATGAGCTATTGGAGAAGTATAATGAAGGGATTATCGCTTCGTCTGCTTGTTTGGGCGGCGTTTACGCTGGTAACTATTGGGATAATCGTGATGATGGACCTGACGCGATCTTAAGTGCAATGCGCGAAACAACGCATAAGATGCAAGATATCCTAGGTGATCGTTGGTATGGAGAATTACAGTGGAATAACGTGCCAGAACAGCACGAGCTAAACCAGTATGTCATCCAGATGCATCAAGAGACCGGACTTGAACTTATCTCAACTGCAGACAGTCATTATCCAAGCCCAGAGGCGATGAAGGACCGCGAGCTATATAAACGTCTAGGTTTTCTTAACCGACCAAAGAAGCCCGACTGGCTTACGTCAGAGCTGCCAATCGATGCGGATGAGCTTGGAATGGACCTTTATCCAAAGAATGGTGATCAAATGTGGGAGGCATACGAAAAGTATGCTGCAGAAGTCGGCGTAGAGTATGACGATGATGTTATCTACGATTCAATTGTAAAGACTCACTACATCGCGAATGAGCGTATTGAGAACTTTATGCCTGACGACACTGTTCGTCTACCAAGCTTCGTTGTGCCGGAGGGCGCAACTGCTGATGAGGCGTTGCTCAAGATGTCAATTGCGGGCCTCCGCGATCTTAAGTTAGATGGAGACAGTGAGTATACGGAGCGCCTACGTCACGAACTAAACGTAATTGTTGATCGAGGGTTCTCTAAGTATTTTCTTACAATGAAAGCACTTGCTGATAAAGCGAATGATAATATGCTTTCGGGACCGGGCCGCGGTTCTGCAGCCGGCTCATTAGTTTCTTATGTGCTGGGGATCACTCAAATTGACCCGATTAAGTATGGCCTCTTGTTTAGTCGTTTCTTGCGATCTGACGCAACTGATTACCCAGATATTGACTATGATGTCTCTGACGCTTTTGGCCTTAAAGAGATCCTAGCTAAAGAATGGGGCGAGACCAATGTTGTGCCAATTTCAAATTATAACACTCTGCAGCTAAAGTCTTTGATCAAAGATGTATCTAAGTTCTACGATGTAGAGTTTACAGAGGTTAACGTGGTTACTGGCCGTATGGTTAAAGAAGCTACTCCAAAAGCAAAAGCAGCCAAGGGAATTAAAGCAGGAATGTATATTCCAAACTTTGAAGAACTAATGCTGTACTCAGATTCTTTGCGAGCATTCTTGACAAAATATCCACACATTAAAACTCACATTGAGGCTCTGTACGGACAGGTGCGCTCAGTTAGCCGCCACGCAGGTGGTGTTGTTATCGGAGAGGACCTAGACAAACATATGCCCTTAATCAATCGTGGTGGCGTTATCCAGACACCTTGGGCTGAAGGCCAGAACGTTAGACACCTAGAGCCTTTAGGCTTTATTAAATTTGACTTACTTGGTTTGTCAACACTAGCGATGATCCAATCTTGTGTTGGGCATATCTTGCGCCGGCATAAAGGCGTGGAGAACCCAACTTATGAGGATATCAAAGAATATTACAACACTTATTTACACCCTGACAAAATTGACCTAGATGACCAGCAAGTATACACCAATATCTTCGAGAAAGGTAAGTTCATTGGAGTGTTTCAGTTTACAAACGAAGGCGCACAGAGGTTCTGTAAGTCCGCGAAACCAAAGAGTATTATTGATATTTCTGCCATTACTTCAATTTACCGTCCTGGTCCGTTGAGCGCTGGTGTTGATAAATCATATGCGAAAGCAAAGCGGAATCCTTCTGAGGTCCAGTATGTAAACGATCTAGTAAAAGAAGTTACAGAAGAAACTGCGGGTTTCCTAATCTTTCAGGAGCAAATTGCATTGCTAGCTCACAAGTTAGGCAAAGACTTTACTCTTGACGAAGGCAATAAGCTTCGCAAACTTCTCACAAAGAAGGGCACTGGCTCTGTTGCTAAAGAAAAAGCGAAGCTTGAGAAGAAGTTCCTTGACGGCTGTGTAGAGAAGAAGATTGACTTGACGACAGCAAAACAACTCTGGCGTAACTTTGAGTACTTCTCTGGCTATGGCTTTAATAAGTCTCACGCAGTTTCATATTCTGTATTGTCTTACCAGTGCGCGTGGCTTCTAAATTACTATCCAGAGTGCTGGGTTGCTGCTTTCCTAGATAAGGAGCCAGAGTCTCGCAAAGAAGTTGCAATCTCGCTAGCCAAGCAATATGGATTTGAAGTGACGGACATTGATATCAATACATCAGCTGGCACTTATTGGGAGATTAGCGATGATGGGAAGACTTTGATCCAACCTTTAAGTTCTATCAAAGGATTAGGCGACGCCGCAATTAAACAGATTATTGAGAACCGCCCGTTTGAGAACGCCGAAGATCTTTTGTTTAAAGAAGGTGTAACATATTCTAAATTAAATAAGAAGGCCCTCGATGTGCTTTGTCGATCTGGTGCACTAGATGAAGTAGTGGATGATTCTTTTACGGGGATGAAGCATTTCTGGATGTCTTGTATTCAAAATCGTCCGAAGAATAAAAAGAAGATGCAAGAGAATATTCAAGAATGGTTTGAGGAAGGTGAGTTCTCCAGAGAGGAAAAGATTGAAAACATTTCAAACCTGACGGGAATTTTTCCTTTTGACCTTGTTCTTTCAAGAGACGTTCGCTCTGCTATCCAAAGATACCAAGTTCCAGCACTGGGCGATTGGGATCCAGAGCTTCAAGCAGCTTGGTTTATTCCACGAGAGAAGATTGCTAAGAAGACAAAGAATGGAAAACCTTACTGGATTCTAAAAGTTATTGACAATACTTCAACGGTGAATACTATTAGAGTCTGGGGAGTTGACCCAAACAGAGATTTACTGCATCTTAACCGACCCTATGGCGCAAAGCTACAACATAGCGAAGACTGGGGATTTAGTTTGAGATTAAATAAAAGTGCCTTGATATTATTGGGGTAAAGATGGAAACAAAAGAATTTATAATTGAAAGTAAAAAACATGGTACACATAAAATATTAGTCGATGGAGAAGATTATGATATGATTAGGCTGCATCGCTGGCATCTAGTGCCATGGTCCTATAACGATACAAAATTTTATGTTGGCACAAAGAAAGATGGCAAAAATATTAAAATACATAGACTAATAATGGGCTTTCCTGCACCACCCCTAGTGGTTGATCACATTAATGGAAATACATTTGATAATAGAAAATGTAATTTAAGAATTTGTGCGCAACAAGAGAACATAAGAGCCAAAGGAAAGCAAAAAAATAATACATCTGGATATGTTGGTGTATATCTCCATAGAAACAAGTGGAGAGCACAAATAAAACACAACAACAGACGCTTGGATATTGGTCATTTCGACTGCAAGTTTGCGGCCGCCCGGGCCCGCGACCTTAAGGCTATTGAATTTTATGGAGAGCATGCTTATACAAATTTTCCAAAAGAAGATTATAAAAACGATTGACAAACGAATAGGAGTTTGATATTATGAGTGGAGCAAAAAGAAAAATACAACGAGCTAAAAAGAAAAGAGCCGAGAAAGAATTACAAGACAAGATGAATATGTTTGATAAACTTGGTGATGCTTGTATGACTTGCGACAAACCTTTTGATAAGAAAGACAGAGAGCAGGTTCAGAGCTGGAACGTTGTAGTTCGTAAGAAAGAGAATAAAGTTAATTTGTACTGTCCTGAATGCTGGACAAAAGCACAAGACATCATTGAAGAATTCACAAGGAGACAAAATGATAATTGAGTACGCAACAACAGAATTTGGAGTAAGAGCCCCGGACAGAGGTAACCCATCTGACGCCGGCCTAGACATCTACGCTAATTTAAAAGAAACAACGAGTATTGAGCCCGGCCAGAACAAAATGATCTCTACTGGGCTTAAATTTGGTATACCTCACGGCTATATGTTACAAGTCTGTAATCGCTCAAGTATGGGAGCAAAACGATCTTTGGTCGTCGGAGCCCATATTATTGATAGCGGCTATGATGGAGAAGTGTTTATTGATCTTCATAACATTGGCTCAGAGACACAATCAATTAACAACGGTGATAAAATTGCGCAGCTAATATTGGTACCTGTCATACACTTTCGCGCGCGAAAGACGAACCCTCTTTGTCTGTATGGCGGTCAGTATATCACCATAAGTGAGAGAGGAGACGGTGCATTAGGTAGCACTGATAAGAAGGCGCTTCATCCACTAAACGGAGTGCCTGGAGGCGGATTCTAATGAAAGTTAATAAAGAAGAGTGGCGCCAAATGATGGGCTTAGCTGACGCAGATGTGCGAGGCGTACGCGGTTTACCAAGAGTAGAAGCAGATGTTGTTGATCACCCCGGACATTATAACACGGGAAGACTTGAAGTAATTGAAATTATTGAAGATTGGAAACTAGATTTTCATTGCGGCAATGCAATCAAGTACATCGGCCGCCACAAACACAAGGGTAATCCAAAAGAAGATATTGAGAAAGCAATATGGTATTTGCAAAGATATTTGGAGACCTTGGATGACAACGCTTGATTTACACAATGTTCGACACAGCAAAGTAGAGGACAAATTGATGAAATTCATCAATCATCGCCTTCCACTTGATGTGCCGTTTAAAATTATAACAGGACAATCTAAGTATATGCACGACCTAGTTGTGCAACTGCTGCAGAAGAATGGCTTGTTTTGGAGATTTGAGAGCCACCATAACACAGGAGCACTGGTTATTATGGATGTGAAAACACCTGGGTATAAACAATGAAAGAATGGTTTACAGGAGCCGGCGACAGGATCTCATTTGAAGAAATATTAAATGTAATAGCTGAGCACAGCGCCGAAGAAGGCACTGTGTATATTGGATCTGATAGTATGGTGCAAAAACAAAAATGTATTTTTTGTACGGCCATATGTTTATTAGGAGATACAAAACAAAGCAACCGTTATTTTATTAGAAGAACCAAGAGCGATACAAAAGAGTTTAAAACTTTACTTCAAAGAATAACAATGGAGGTCCAGAACTCAATTGATATGGGAATGAAACTTTTAGAGTTTTGTCCGACGATCAAGATAGAACTTCATTTAGATGTAAGTGACTCGAATAAGGAGTCTAGAACAAGTAAATTTGCCGATATGTTAATCGGTTATGCAAAAGGTAGCGGGTTTGATTGTAAAATTAAACCAGAAGCATTCGCAGCTTACTGCGTTGCTGATAAACACTCAAAATAGGAGAAGAAGTGAAAGAAGCAGTATCATACGATGACGTACTATTAGTACCAAAGTATAGTGAAATTGAGAGCAGAAGCCAAATAGATGTAGGCAGCGACTTAGATAGTAACCTAAGATTTGATTTACCAGTGATTTCAAGCCCGATGGACACGGTGACCGAAGATAAGATGGCTTTGGCGATGGATAGATACGGAGGCTTAGGCTTGATCCATAGGTATAATTCAATTGAAGATCAAGTTGCAACCGCAGCACTAGCTTGCTTTAATAATGAAAACGTAAAAGTTGGGGCCGCCATTGGAATGACCGGCGACTTTGAAGAGCGAGCATTGGCATTACGCTCTGTAGGTGTCAAGGTCTTATGTGTGGATGTAGCTCACGGCCATCACGTAATGATGGAGCGTTGCTTAAAAACTTTAAAAGATCGCTTTGGCGACGAAATTCATATTATGGCAGGCAACGTAGCTACTCTAGAGGGCTTTGATGCTCTAGCCTCGTGGGGAGCAGATTCAATTCGCGTAGGCATTGGAGGAGGTTCTATTTGTTCTACTCGTCTAATATCTGGCCACGGTGTGCCAACCCTGTCTAGTGTTATAGAATGTGCAAAAAGCAGTTATGATGTAAAAATTATTGCCGATGGAGGCGTTAAGACTTCCGGGGATATAATTAAATCATTAGCCGCTGGTGCCGACTTCGTTATGATCGGATCTCTATTAGCCGGCACGGAGGAAACCCCCGGTGAAACATACCAAAATAACACAGGCAAGAAGTACAAAGTTTACAGAGGAATGGCATCAGCAGATGCACAGAATAGCTGGAGAGGCAAAACATCAACTCCAGAAGGAATATCAACTACCGTTCCGTACAAAGGCAGTGTTGATGATGTGCTCAAAGATCTTGCTGGCGGTATTCGTAGTGGCTTCTCTTACACAGGTGTACGCAGCTTGCAAGAACTTCAATGTAAAGCAACTTTCATCAGACAGACAACTGCTGGACAATCAGAAAGTTTCACTCATATCTTGAGGAGGAACTAATGCCGAAAGATCCAAATCTTCCAAATCCAGAAGACAGAAAGAAAATGATGTTTTGGGAATCTCCAAAACGTCAGGCAGATCTCCGCGTAAGATTACAATATGATGGCTTTACGCAGTCACACTTCTTTCGAGCTATGATAACTGGTTATCTTGAGAAAGATGAAAATTTATTAAGATATCTAGATGAATATAAAGGCAAGCATTTATCGCAGGGCATAAACAAGAGAAAGCATATAAAAAAGAATATTCTTATTGGGAAAGAGACAGAGAATAAATTTGCCTTAGACGACAATGAGATTGAAGATATATTTGATATCATCGCGGAGGAGTTTCCAGAACTATGAAAGATTGTGCAAAAAAATGTCTCAAGCAGAACACAGATTGTAAGAAAACAGATTGTAGATATTGGATAGATTACAAAGAAGATAATAACTGTTCCTTGTGCGCAGTTGAAAAAAACGATTGTAAAGGCTTCACACTGCGCGAGACCGCAGAAAGAATGGGCTTAAGTTTTGTAAGAATAAAGCAAATTGAAGACGCAGCCCTAAAAAAAATCAAAAAGCGCAGCCCGCAACT